CATCTTGCAGTTGCTTCTCCAACCGTTGCAATGGTTGTAGGTGTCCTGAATTGCTTGTTCACCGTAGCAGTCAGCTACACTGAAGTCTGCATAGAACGTGGATTCAGGTCGTTGTTCTTGATACTCAGGATACGAGCATTCAAACTTCTCTTTGTCTGAAGTACCATACATCCGCATTGCAGTTGGTATCTGCATGATAGCGTGAACTTTTGCCATGTCAGCCATTGTCATTCTCCTTTCTGTCAAGCGTTGTGTTTATCTTCATTTGAGTTTGGCATGTAAGTTCATCTGCAATCCGCTTCAACTGCTTTGCAATCTCAGGCAGATTGTGGCAGATGATTTCCATCGTCCGCACTTCAATGATTGACATACTGCCACCTCTCAACCAACTTTAGCCATGATGTCGATGTTGTCAGCAACATGCATCATAACAAAGAAGTTTCTTGCGTGCTTAGCTTCAAGGCGTGTTGTGAAACAAGCCAATTCGCCAGTCTCGAACTGTGGGCCAATGTGGTTGTCAAGACGAATGAACCCTTTGCCATGGACATAGAGGAAGAAGAGTTTTGATATCCTCTGCTTCTTCTGCTGCGTGACTTCGTTCTTCGTTTCGTTCTGCTTCTTCATTGTTTTCTCCTTTTTGTTTGTTGTTTTTGTTAGGTGCCAGCTAACATCCTTAGATGCAGCTAACATTGATTATTGTATCAAGATTCGAAAGCAAAATACACTGCTTTTTTCAAGAATTTTTCGGAATCAACTATGCAACATCAGGCATAGCATTTATGCCTTCAGCCGCTTTAGCAGCGTTGTCATGGAAGTATGCCGAAGTCATGTCAACCGAACTATGGCCAACAATCCTCTGCACCAGCAAAGGTGACATTCCACTGTTGATTGCGTTAGAGACAAAGGTATGTCTCAATGAATGGAATCCACAAATGATTTTCGTCTTGCCATCAACTTTCTCAGAAGTCACAATTCCACAACTCTTGAACAACTCTACGACTTTTCCGCTTGCGTGTCCGTGCATGTAGTCATTTGCATTTTGCTCACTCACATATTCGCTTGTATGTGGCATTTCTTTAAGCAACTTCATCAATGCTGGATGTATTGGAATCTCGATTGGTGCGGACATGTGCTTGCGTGTCTTTATTGGACGAACCTTCAGCAACTTCTGCTCAAAATCAACTTCACTCCACTTCAGCAATGAGCAGTCACTTATGCGCAGACCAGTGTAAAGACCAATCGTAAGAAGCAAACGCATGTCTTTAGACTCTGCTTTAGAAATGACATCAGCAATTTCAATGTTCTGCATTGTCCTACGTGATGACTTAGCAGCTTTCTTCTTGTTGAACTTCTCCCATGCGTCATCTACTAGACTGAAGTCATCTTTCAATGCTTTCCAGATTCGCTTGAACAAGACAAGACGTGTGTTGTATGTGTTAGTTCCAATCGAAGAAGCAAGTTCATCAAGATACTCTTCAGCAATCTTTGACGTTATGTCTCTTGCATTCTTTGCTTTGTCTTTCATCCAATTCATCAAGTGGTTAACTGCACCTTCATAGATGTTCGCTGTTCCAGCAGTCACATCATCATGCTTCAACTTCTTAGCGAACTCATTCCAAATAGATGCAACAGGAAGTTGCGTCTTTGGACAGCACTCTTGCATTGACTGTATTCTAAGAAGCAGATTGCGTTCAACGTCAATTGCTCGTTTCTCTCTGTAAGGTCGTGTGATGACTTCCAACTTCTTCAATGCTTTCTTCTTGTCAACCTCTCCAGTTGAACGATAGAAGACTTGTCCTTTGTAGACCCATCTTGCTAACCAATTCTTTCCTTCACCTTTGTTGATGAGTGAACCAAAACCATTTCCTCTTCTTGTCATGCTGTTTTTTCCTTTCACTTAATGATAGTGTACCGATGTTGACTAGAATTTTATCAAGAATTGCGAGGAAAAAACACTGTTTTGTGCGAAAAAGTGGTGTTCTTCGTGGTATATAGTTCTGGGACATCTTGGACAACATGTGCAATCCAAGTGGTTAGTTTTTTCAATTTTAGACAATGCTATGGTTGTCTAAAAAGTGAAAATGTTGAATATCGGTGTTCTAGAAAATCAAAAGTAGTCTAGGATTGCTCCTAGACTATCTTCTTGCTGTATTATACCATATTTTGGCAGAGCTATACAGGGGTTATCCTATATGAATGTGGTATATAGTTGGAATATTTTTGAATGTCACTTCAATATTACCTTCGTCTCGCTTGATTCAACAGTCTCTAATGCACCCCACATCCAAGAGTTGGTTGATGAATGAGTGCGTTGTATCTCATAGCAAATGTTAGTTGGAACTCGCACAACACAACCATTGACATAACTCATCAGCTCTACTCCATATAGGTTTGATTGCCAAGGAATATATGCACCTAGCTGCAATGACGTTCCTTCAACAAACTTAGGCGTGCCTGTGCATCCAATGAAGAATGCACAGGCAACTATCATCAGCTTCTTCACCATGACTTGACGACCTTCTGGATTTCTGCGACGCTATCATCAATCTCTTCACTGTCGAGCTTGTTGTCATCCAGCTTTGAGAGGATGTTTTTCAGGCAGTCAAGAATCTTCTGAAGCCTGCCAACCCATGTGTCTATAGTGTTTTTCACCTTGACTACGTTGGTTTGGTTGACTTCAAGCAAGTCATTGACTTTGCCGATAATTACTTTCTTTACTAACCACTGGAACATTTTACACCTCTTACTTTCTTTTACTCCACCAAAGCTTTATTGCTTCAGCTTGTTTCTTTTTCCATTCGTCAGAATGCTTTATACCTTTTTTCTTTTCAGACATTTTTCTTCGTGATTCGTCTGAGACACCATGCCCTTGTAAGGTCTTTGATATTTTTCTTCTTGATTCGTCAGACAACTTCCATCTTTTTCTTGCTGCTTTCAATTTACAAATATGGTCTTTTGAAAATCCTTTTCTCTTGTGTGGTTTTCGCTTTATACCTGTTTGAGAAATTGACATCTTCTTTCGTGTTTGTTCTGAATGCCTTTGACAATCACCACCAAGGTTCAAGTTGTATGTGTCGCTTCTATCAACCCAAGTCTAATCAACATACACTCGTTCCATGTAGTTCAGCTCTTCTTCATCTTCGCAGAACATCAACCATTCCTTGCGGAAATTCTCAGCACCATATTTTTTTAGAGCATATTTAATGATTTTTCCAGAACCCATATAGCCATCATCAATATTAGATGTAGTATGTTGCCCAATGTACATCTTCCCATTAAGCAAGTTCGTTATCTTGTATATACCGTAGTATGTCATATTATTATTGTACATTCTTATGTTCTCTGACGCGTGAAAGCTCCGCCTGAATTTCATCACACTTCATCAACATTCTGTTTTGCACGTCGGGCTGCAAATCCCATACATCAAACTTTATGGCGAACATGAGGTTGTCTAAGTTGAATTGTATTTGCTTCAACAAGTCCATGTTGCGCCATGCCTGTTCTGCCATTTGTCCAAGTCATTTACAGCTGGAATGCAGTATGTCAAATTCGGCACTGCATCCCTGACTGTCTTAAAGCCATTTTCACCAATAGCGCCGACTATGATTGCGCCAACAGCCATGATTGCTATGAAACTGATTACCGCTATGCTGTACGTAAAAAGCTTTATCAGTTTCTGGTTTGACTCCACAACGCCTTTCAAATAGCCGTTGGTTTCATCAACCTTGCTCTCAATCTAGTTGAACCGCTCTTCAATCTTTTCATCGCGCTTTGCGAACATATCTATGATGTTGCTGTCTGTCATTTCCTTTCACCTCAAACATCATTTATCACAGTCCAACCTTCTGGGCATCTGCTAATTCCGCGTTCAATAGTCTAATTTGTACCAAGTTGCGCTGGACAATGCCACGCTCCAGCAGAAAAAACATCTGAACCAAACCAAGTATAATAATTGTCTGATGAAGTTCCAGTTCCACTTCCCCAACTTGTAATGTCTGTTGTTATTTTTTCAACTGAACTACTGGCAAACATCCTTGCGAACAACTGATAATTGTTTGGCATTTTTTTACCAAGCAATAGAAACTGATGTTCTGTTATTGAATTGCGGGCGCTGGTAGAAGTGCCAGAAAACAAAGACCTGAAGCAGTGTTGCCCCAGTTGTACACTTGGCTTCAACACTTCATTCTTGTTTTTGTTAACAAGACTCAATATACTTCCTGTTTGTGCCAAGTCACCTGTACACCCAAACTTGCGCGCGGCCCTCACACCAGAAGTGATTTGTGAATTGGTCACACCATCGCTTGCAGCAAAGCAAACACTATCACCAACATTGTTCAGATAAATAGTGTCTCCCAATGTAAACGAGTTCCAAGTTGTTCCGTTGTCCATTGAATAATCTATGCTGATGGCTGTAGGAGAACCAATGAAATTATAAAACCTAACTGTGGAATTGGATGCTTTAGCCGTGAACTTCAAGCCCCAAAAATCACTTGTTGGTTTTTCCTTGTTTCCAACAAGCGCATTTCTCAGACCTATCATCATATCGTTATGACCTCCAAAGATTCACCCTTGACGAGGAATTTGTTTGCCGCTATCTCGCTGAAGTAGATTAGCGTTGTGCAGGGATTGCTTGTGTCTGTCTTAATCTCTGGCATTTCACCTTCAGCGTTCATCAATGTCACTCCGCTTACGCTCATTGTTGGTGTATAGTTACCAGCATAAGCATATATGCGAACAATGAAGTCTCTTGCGTGGTTAGTTATCAATGTCGGAAACACTAATGGACATGTATATTTTGATGGGTCAACATAAATTGTGTTTACTGCTCTGTCTTCCAACTCATATCCAGCAGCAATAGTGAGAACTTGCGTGACATTTGCTGTTGGTCTGACCCCATTGAACTTTGTTGTGTTGATATCACCATCGCCACTATACTTTCCACTATAGGCTATGTAGCACAAGTTTATGTCAACATCAAAAGTAGGGTTATGGTGAATCAAGATATAATTTGTACCAACATCAGAAACATTCAGACTTGAACCCCAATCAGATTCGTTTATCGTGAATGTCATGTCTGATGCTTCATATGTTATTGGGTACATGTTGCTTGGGATATACGGAGCTGGCATCGTGGCTGTATGTAGAGCGTAGTTTGCATTCGCTAATGCTGCATCATATTGAGCAACCTTTGCCGCAGTGATGTTTGAGTTCAAGGCTGCAAGCTGTGCAGATGTCAAAGGTGTTTCGTTTACTTGATACTCTGGCAACCATCCACTCTTTCCACTTGTTTCCCATGTTCCAGAATACTTGAATCTCCATGTTCCTTCAAGCGTCTCTCCAACATATCCACTCGCATCCTGAACAACAAGATAGTCGTTCACGGTTGGAGTTCTTGAGCCAGTATAGTCAGTAGGATATCCCAAAACCTCAATAGGAACATCAGCCCATGTTGACCAGTTGCCACGGAAGTTTGCAGTTGCCGTCTGGACGCTTGAATTTACGAAAGCCTTGTCTGCAAGCTGGTTTGAATCGGATGCTTGTGCTGGGATGAGTACTTGTATATCAGATACACCTCCCAAAGCGTTTGTGGCAATATCATACGCCTCATGGGCAAGCTGCATTGCATTATCATCCAATCCATGAGTACTTCCATTTTGGTATATTACAAATCCACCTTCTTCATCAGGCCACATGTCACCTTCTTTTGGTGTCGTTGGTTGTTCGTCAAGCAGATGGACATAGTGGAAAGACGCGTCTGGGTGAATAGTTCCGTCTGCTTCAAGTATCTGAATCAAGCTTTTGCCAAGTACGTAGTTGTTGACTTCATTTCCATTTTCGTCAATTCCACTTGCAAATACAGTAAATCCATTTTCAGTTGTTCCTGAAACCGAACAACCATCAATAGTGCCTACCCAAACATTTCCGACTAATACACAGTTCGCAGACTTAATTGTATTGTCTGGATATACTGCTACAATCTAGACTGAATTCAAGTTCCAATTGCCAACACGCTTTGGCACATTGCGAAGTCTTACGCTCGTAGGACTGTTTACGTATGCACGTACTGGATATAGCGGCATTGAAGGATTCGCCGCCTGAATCTCAACATCAATTGTTCCAATCATTTTGTCTTTCCATTTCAGCTTGGACTACCAAGCATTGGTTTACAGTTATACTTACTAAATCAAGTCACATCAATTTCAATGTCAATGTAGATGTCACGCAATGAAGCACAACCCCAATAGTTGTCAGTACCAGACTATGTTTGAACTCCCATTTGCGGACGATACGATGTAGTCGATGTGATTGTTGGATGGAAGGTAGGGACAATCCATCCATTAGTGGTCGAGGTGAAATGAGCCAATGTTGATGCCGACATGTAGTATGATTCTCTAACAGGGTTGGTCAATATCGGAATGCAGCCATCGCATGTGCCAAGAGGAGCTTTCAGGAATATGTCTCTATATCCCTTGAAGTCGCCTTGAGAACCGACTGAAGCAATGTCAACAGAATCACACGGCGAATTGTTGTTGATATCCTGAATATGGTAATTGCAAGTTGGCGTGTTCAAGACATGGAAGTTGACCCACCAGTTGGAGCCGTCCCATCCAGCAGAGGTCTTTATGTTTCGATTGTTCGCGTTGGCGTTCAATGATGGACCAAATGCTAATGTCGCACCCATGTTCAAGTAATAGACCTTCACAGCTTGTATTGACAATCCAGAAGGAACAGAAGGAATCGTAAAATGGAATGCTGGGAACTACGCGTAAGCTTCACTCATGAACTTTCCTTGCGCTATAGTAGATGCTCCTGTTGCGTATGCTCCTTGATACCACACCATTTCAGGGTCATGAGCACCAGCAGCGTCCAGCCATTGATGGTTTGCATATATCATGTCGTAAACCATCTGATAGCCGACGCTTGTGACAACTGACCCGTAAGTGTTGCTGCCTTGCCAACCACCAGTCGCATAACCACCTGTTCCAACACTGTGTGGGTCAGCAACTTGATAGATTTTCCACTGGTCTGGAGTGAGGCGCTTTATGATTGGTGTCCTCAATATGGCATCATTCATTCGCGCTATTCTCGCGCTGCTGCCTGTTGCTGTATTTCTTATTATCACTCCCATATCATGAACTGTATGCTATTGTGTTGATGTAAGATGTAGATTCGGTTCCAGTGCTTGTCAATATGCCGTATTGATATGTCAAAGTGCGAGACTTTATGACAATCTGAGTTCCGCTCCATGTGACGCTTGTCACTACTGTGACAGTTGCTGTATTTCCTGTTGTTGACAGCGTTTTCAAACCACCACTTGTTCCATCAGTAAGAACAACTCGGTTAGTCACAGGTGTAGACGAAAATGATGCAACACTTTCATTTGTTGTTGTCAAATGTCCACTTGAATCAGTCTTGACCCACTTGCTGGCGGTAAGTCCAAACGAAACAGCTCCGTTGCTGTCTGGTTGGTGTCCGTCAACACTTGTCACCACATCAATGTCAACATTTCCACTTGCATCTGGCGTTGTGGAATTGACAGACTTTACAGTTCCAACATCGACATTTCCATTTGCGTCTGGTGCGGTTGAATTTACGCTTGTGACAACTCCAGCAAAGTTTCCTACACTATCTCCATTGTGTCCGTTGATTGTTCGTATTGCGTTTATCTGGACATTGCCTTGTTGGTCTGGTGAAATATGGTCAACACTCTTCACAGTTCCACTACCAGTAGAGATAGTCACATTTCCGTTTGCATCAGGAGAAGTTCCGTTTACTGTCTTTACTTTTCCAAAGTTCGTCTAGCAATATCCAACTGTCGCAACAGCTTTTGAAGTAGTTGTAGTGTCGGTTGGTTGAGTCCCTAATACCACTCCATTTGCCGCAGATGAAAGAAGAATGGCAGTTGGAGCATTTAATCCTACAACATATGTATCTTGAAGTTGCAAACCCTAAGACCCTCTTGAAATGTTGCAGCCATTACCAGTCGAATGCAACATTGTGATAGAAGGTACGCTTCCAGCGTTATTTCTAACTATGTTAATTGATTCACCATTTATTGTAGTCATTCCATCTGAGTTATTCTCTCGCTGGAAATACTAGGTGTTTTCAAAAAACTTTTTGCCTGTTATGGTCTAGTTTGTAGAAAGTGTCACATATTCTTCATCTTTGAACTGCAAGCTTCCATTGTTTGCGTATAGATATCCATGGTTAGTTGAGGACAATGATATTGGAACTTCATTAGTGGTGCTAAGATGTCCAGATGAATCGGTCTTCATCCACTTGTTAGCAGCAAGACCGAAATTGACATCACCATTTATGTCTGGTGTATTTCCTTGCACTGATTTGACGTATGCAGTCAATTCATTTTGGACATAGCTTGTGACATCATTGTCTGTCACAAAGTCTGTTATCTCATTCTATGTCACGTAGTCTGTCAACTCACTATGCTGCACATAGTCAGTGAGTTCAGACTGTTGCACATAGTTAGTGAGTTCATCTTCAGTGACGAAACTAGTTATCTAGTCAGTTGTGACGTAGTCAGTCAGTTCAGTTTGCACATAGACTGTCAAGTCATTGTACAAAGTTGTCAATTCATTTGCCAACTGTCCTTCGGTCACAAACTCACTGACATCTGGGATTACTGCACATAGGTCATTTCTATACAAGTTTCCATTAGCATCTGCTGCGATGTAGTAGTCAATTGGAGTAGCACCAGCAACTGCTGTTATAGTTCCATCGTTCTCAAGGTTTCCATGTGTGTGGTCTGTCTTTGAGAAGTTCAAGCGACAATAACCACGAGTAGCAATCTAGTTGTCAGCTCCTGACGAATAAAGGCGATTTGGCTCGTTGTCAAGCAGTTGCATATCAGCATCTAGCGACGATGACAATGTTATGCCATTCGTTCCTGTCTTAATATGCAGCTTGTCTTCCTCGGCGGATATCGCAGCATAATCAGAAAGCCATATAGGTTGCTCGAACGTCTTTTCACCTACTATTGTCTGGTCGGTGCTAAGCGTTACATAATAATCTGAAAGCTCTATGTTTCCATCTGCATCAGGTTCTTCACCATCTATAGTCTTCACGTAGCCCGACAACTGAACGTTCCCTGTCTCGTCAGGTTCCTGCCCGTCGACATACTTGACATACCCAGACAAGTCAACTGCTCTATTTACTTCAGCAGCAAACCCGTCTGAGTCTATGCCAACTTCAGTTCCGCCGTAATATCCTTCACGCACAGTCAAGAAATTTGTGCCGTAAGCATTAAAGACACGCTTGTGGATTTTCTAATACCAACTTAATGGTATCTGGAAAATGTATTTGATGCTGTCCCAGTTCATGTTTTCCTCATGTCAATGTCAATGTGTTGTTTCCAGAACCATAAACAGTATATTCGGTTGTGGTCTTCTGAACATGATATAGATTGGTGTCACCCATCCTGTTCAAAGAGGTTGTTATCTTTGTTCCCCAACAACCTGTAGCCCAACAATAAGCAGCAACTGGGAATCCTTGGTTCTGTGTGAGCGTGGCACCACCTAGATATTGGCGCGTAACGCCGTTCAATGTGGAAGTCTCTGACGCTTCCTGAAGGCTGTTTGCAACATCATACGAAAGTCCATACCATTCTTCGACTGTCGTCTCAGCTTTCTGTGTTATAGTGCCGTCTATGTTTCCCCAAACGATAAGCTGCTGCACGACTTTCGTGTCAACACTTTTTGAAACATGCGGCCTGTGTCCATTTGTAGTGTTTGCGTACATAAAATCACCTCATCATTTCATCTGCAACAATTGGTCAAGTTTTTCTGCAAGGTCTTCAGTGTTCTGTTTGATGTCATGCAGTTCTGTGTAGCTCTTCTAAGTTGCCTCATAATTCTACTTTATGTAATCATCTGAGAATTTGAAACCATAACTAGTGCCAGCTTGGTCAACTGCTTGTCCATATTGCCAAAGCAACTTGTCACGGTCAAGATTCAGCTTGTCTGCCAGCGTGGCCCTGTTACGTTGACGTGTCAAAGATTCCATCTCTCCTATGTCGATGTCTGTCACATACTTCTAAGCTTGTGCTTCGGCATTATCAAGTTGTTTTTCGACAACATTTATATTGCGAGTAAACTTTGCTTCTAGTCTGTCATATTCTCTAGCGGTTGCTGCTTCGGTAATACCTTCTTCCAGTTTACGCAGCTCCTCTTTCCAATATTTCTGTTTTTCAGTAAGTTTGTCTATCTTGTCCAACCACTTGTATGCTTCTTGTTCTTTTGCCGCACGTTCGTTCTCAAATCTTAATGTCTCTTCATCGTAATTCGCAATCTGTTTCTTAGCTTCAAGTTCTTGTCTGTAGATGTCATAGATTTTACTGACTTGTTCGGCTCTGTCATATTCACCATTGGCCTATAACGCGAGCATATCTTCAAAGCGTTCACGTTCCAACTTCTATATTTCCATGTCTTCGCCAGCATTGTCAAAGTCAGACCTTGTTTTTGAAAGTCTTGTGTATGCTTGTGCCTGAGCATTAATCTTTGCTATTGCTGCATCCATCTTAGCAATCTGTTTGTCTTGCGAGGCAAGACTTTTCTCTAACATCGCGTCGAATGCAGCGGCGTTTGCGGCAAGTTCTTTGTTCAAAGCTCTATTAGCTTTCTTCAATTTAGTAATTGCGTCTTCCCAACCAAACCAACCTTTGATGACAGTATCAAAGAACTTTGTTCCTATTGCCCAGCCAGTCTCAAATGCACCAGCTATCAAGCCAACCTGTGCTGGTATGCCTTTCAATGCTTTGCTTATTTTGCCAAGCGGACCTTGCAATCCACCTAAAGCATTTTCAAGCTTTTTGCTTTCAGCTTCTTTGTTAATCTTTTGGATTTGTGTTGCAAGACCATCTATCTGTTGTTCCGTTGCTTTGATGCCAGCATTGTCAAGCACCGTAGCAATCTGCAATCTTAGTTTTGAATCAAGTGCCATGTGAACCTCTTTCTTCTATCTTCTTGACTAGCTGCTAATATGCCATGTATTGTTTGACGATTGATGGCTTCATATTCAACCCTGCTTTGTTGGACATACGTATCATTTGCATCAATTGAGTTTCAGTATTAGTCTTCAAGCTTTCTAATGGTATGCCAAGCGAGCTAGCAGCTAATGTCAATATCGTGCTTATGTTGTCTAATGCAGTTTCTGGCTTTACTTCTTCAATCTTCTCAGTTGGCACAACCCAATTAGTTCCATGTTTGACATAGAGCATTGCTCTAAGCATTTCATCTTCTGTTGCAGCTACACCTTTGAGCCAAACTTTGACAGCTTTGTTTATCGTGCTTGGAGTATCGAGCATTTGAAGCAGACTTACGTCACGGGCATGTGCAAGCATGAAGAAATGCGTATGCAGTTGACCTTTTAAAGTCCATGCAGCATCATGCCCATAGCTCCACCACCATTCTAATGCACCAACAGTTGGTTCATGGAATATGACGTTTCCAGCAAATGCAAAACGAGGATGGTTGGCAACAGTAGTTTCTTTGCCATTCTCAATCTGCACGGCTAAGTCATTTAATGCTATGATTTCATCATCTGTAGGTGAATAGCCTTGTTCTCTCAGCCGTTGCAAGTCATTCTTTGCCAACTCGCTGAACATCAATCTGCCTGTGTTGCTGAAAGATACTTTGTGAATGTTGCTGTCCAAACGAACATTGATGCGTCAGCACCTGTGCATGTCCAATCAGCCGTCTGATGCCAACCTGAAGCAAGTGTGACTGATGGTGCAGTAGTCTCTGTAGCACTCCACATAGTCACATTCACTGTCTCACGTCCAGCAGTTGAGTCAGATGCAACTGGGTCACCGTTGATTGTAGTTGGGTCTAGTGTGCAAGTTGCCTCAAACTCAGAATTCTGCAATGCGCATGAAAGGTTCTCGGTGTAAGTGAATGCACCGAATGTCAGTGCATGTCTTGCTGGAGAAATACTTACGCTGTCAACTGCGTATGTGCAAACTGACTATGTAGCACCAGCCTCAATCTGGACTGCATCTGCTTCAACAGTTGGTTCTTGTCCAGCACCAGTGCTTACATGCAGACGTGTCAACGCATAATCACCATTTCCATACACCTTGCCAAGCTTGATGTCGCTAAGTGTCAATGCACTTGTTATAGCGTATCCGCAAGTTGGATTCTTGATGTGTCCATATATCTCATCACCTAAGATGCTGCCATCAGCACCTGGTATCTCTAGGACAGAGTTGCTTCCATTCTGTCCGTTGCTTCTTAAAGCCAGACCATTTCTTGCAAGTCCGACCATATCAATTTTAGCTGCAAACGCCATTTCTGTTTTCCTCTTTCTGTTAGAAATTTATTATTCCATACAAAGTGAATGCCTATGAAAACTGCCATACGCAATTCTCTTTGTCTATTCCTGCATCACCTGAATCCAAGTTGAATCCAGTTGGTTGAAATTCGTCATCAATGTTGAAGTCTGTTGCATAGTCGCCATAAGACTTCTGCCATTTATGAGTGACAGATGAAATTATGTCTGTCACATCAAGATAGCTCTTGCCAGTCACATCTACTTCAGCTCTCATTGTCAATGTTATCTAGACATTGAACTAGCCATCAGGAATTGTAGGTGTTTCGTATGAACGTGGCAGCACCTTGACTGCAACAGCACCAATCTTAGTTCCATCTTCAAGTGCCTTGACATCTCCTTCATCTGCTGGTTGCCATGTGCCAATAAACTGCAAGCTTGTTATACCTTCAGCAGACAAAGCTGATTCCAGCTTGTCTATGACTATCTTCTCTATCTTCTGCTCTGTCATTTTCTTGTCCTGACTTCTGGGAATGGTGTATCTAACTTTTGTGGTCCAAACAACCCACCATTCTTCTTCAACTTCTAGTTTATGACTGACACAATCTTGTTCATTGCTTTCTTCATCTAGATGTCAACTGCTGCACGACCGCCTTTGATTGCGTCAAGTGCATATCGCAAGTTGTCATCCAGCACCAATGCATACTTACCACCATTTCCATCCTTTGCTTTAGCGATTATTTCTCGCTTTGATGTCACTTCTTTAGCTTTCTAAGTGACATGCTATGGCACGTTGTCAGACACATTCTTTGTGAAGGTGCGCATCATCAAGATGCTTATTGCTCTCTTTGCTAGACCAGCATATCTCTTCTAGCGTGCAACTGATATTTGTCTTGCCCTTTGCTTTGCAGCAGCAGTTGTTGGTGCTAGTATCAAGTATTGCGTCAACTTTGGTGATAGTTTGTCCATGTATCTGTAGACAAACCAATGGTTTATCTTTGATGGATTGCCAGCAGATACAAGACGCTCTTTCCCATAGTATCTTTCATTTGAGCCTCTAAATCTCACACACAACCGCTTCTTTGATGCTTCTGAAGTCCATGATGGATATAATGTGTTGTCTGCGGTGACTTCAACTTTGATTGATGATGGCTTTGCTACTTTTGTGACAGTGCGAATAGAACGCAAGACCTGCAATGCACATGCTGCAATGCTGTCTCTTGCAGTCTCATTCATGTACTTCATTCGCTATTGAAGCACCTTGCAAAACTAGTCTAATGTTTTGCCATGCCATGACGCATTGACTGTCATGCCAACAGCCATCAAATGCTCCTTGCTTTGACAACCCACCCCATCAAGCCATCATGCTTGACTTCCTGAATCTTGTATTTGATGCCATTAAGCATTGTGCGTTCAACTTCATCACCTCTAAGCAGCTTCTGCACAAATGCCCAATCTTTCTGGTTGAACACAACATTGATGTCTTCTCTGTCAGTGTCAATGTCATCTGCCAATGCATCACCAGTCATGTCAACAAATACAGCAGCTTCTATAGTCTGCTTAAATACATTCTGCCCACGCTTTCCGCTAACTATGACACTTTCAGTGAACATAGGTGCAAAAGCGTTGTCAATATCTTTCCAAGGAGATTTGCTCATACATGTATACTTACTTTGGCAAAACAAAGCGAGGTGGCAATTTGCCACCTCGCAGTTTACGCAACTTGACACATCAGCATCAAGTGAGGGTGATGATTCCCTTCTGGAGAACCTTTGCACCAAAGAGGACGTTTCCGCCCATGAATGCTTTGCCTTTGCAAAGATGCTCGAACACACGGTAGCCAACTGTGAAACCAGTCTTAGGGTCAACAGCTGTCCAAGTCTCTTCATAGCCATCAATAGCTGGCTTGTCCCAACGAGAAACAACACCGATGCTGTTCCAAGGGATGATGAAGCCCTTCTTGCCAGCAGGCATGAATGGAGAGCAGATTACTCCACGGAATCCGTAGAGGTTCTCTACAACACCACTGCGAACCATCTCTGGTCCACCATACACATAGCTGTCACCAAGTGAAGAAAGAAGAGCAGCATAAGTTGCTGGATTGAGAACAACTACTGCATCATAAGGATTGATTCCACAATCAGATGCTGTAGCGAACAGACCAGCGAAACCAGCCTTAGCAGTTGGAGCAGATGCAGTGTAAGCAGTCAGCTCTTGGACTGTAGAAAGGTTGCTGTCAGCGAGAGTGTTCTCAAACACATACTTCACTGCTTCAAGTGTGACCTAATCAGCAATAGCGCGAGCACCATCAGCAAGATAAAGGTTGTCTGTAGCAGCAGCTTCGTAGTCAGTGAGTGCATAGACCTTAGAGATGTTTTTCTCTAAGCTTACGACTGCACCCTGTAGCTCTTCACCATCGCACCAGATGTCAGATGTGAGGTTGTTAGCATCCTGTACATTTGCGCCAGAGAGGTTGTTAAACGCTGGAACAGCAACGCCTGTGAAACGCTCTGCTGGGCGTGAATTGAATGAACGTGCGAAAAGGCTGATAGATGGAACATGCTTCTGGATTCCTGCAATAGCCTGGTCTGCGGCAACGTTCAACTGAATTTCTGAGAATTTCATTGTTAAGTTTCCTTGTTATGAATTGTTATTGTTATTTGTTAGCGGAATGCTCACGGCACCACTTCAATAGTTCTTCACCATGCAACTTTGCCCATGGCTTAGCATCTACTGCCGCTGGAGTGTTTACACTAGCGTTCAGAGCATCAAGTGCGTCTGCTTTCTCCTTGAACGCTGATGTCATTGCTAACAATTCGTCCGAGGTGTTTTTCAGGTCATCGGTGAGGCTGGTGACTGTTGCCATAGTTTTAGTCAGTTCCTCATCTTTAGCCTTAATCTGAACTTCAAAATCTGCAATCTTTGCTTCGTAGTCTTTCTTCATGGCATCCATCTGCTTTGCCATTGCTGACTGCATTCCAGAGACACGTTTGTCTGCTTCTGCTTTAGCAACCATCTCTACTGTTGGCTCTTCAGCTTTTGTCTCTTCAACTACTTCTGCTTTAGGCTCTTCAACAACAGTCTCTGCTGGTGTCTCTTCAGCCTTATTTTCAACAACTTCTTCTTTAACCTCGTCGTTGGCTTGCTTTATTTCTTTTTCTTTTTCCATGATAATGTCTTTCAATGCTTGTGGAGTGTGCATGAACTTTGGCATCTGCTTTGCAAATGCTGCTGCTCTAAGTGGTTCTTCTGTTGGGATGACTTCTGCAATGAGTCCAAATGTGTTTGATGTCTCTCCTAATATCCAAGTCTCTGCGTCAAGCATCTTCTTGATGCTGTCATCCAACATGTCAAACTTCGTCCTGTAGATTGCAAGCAATGCGTCTCTATATTGGTCAAGCACCTCTGCTTCTTTGCGAAGGTCGATTGCATTTCCCATAGTCATTGTCCAAGGGTTGTGCACCATCAAGAACGCATTAGCGTCAATCTTAAGCTCATCGCAAGCACATGCGATTGCTGATGCCATTGATGCAGCAATGCCAACTACATGTGCTGTTGTCTTATGTCCTTCAGCAGATGCTTTCTTCAAAAGATTGCATATTGCCAATCCAGCAGATACACTTCCGCCATAGGAAGTTATCGTAAGTTCAAACTCTTCATTAGGCTCAAGCTTGTTCAATGCAGCATTAATCTGCGTAGGTGTGACATCTTCAAACGTCATCCTGTCTGCATCTGTGTCAACAATTGAGCCTGCTATCAGAAAATTCTTCATATTTGCATCCTTTACTTACTCAAATCTATTCACCAGTTGATGTAGCATCAACACCTGTGCGTTCACCACCTGAAATCATGTCAAATGCTGGATGTGGAAGGTTGTTCTTCTTGCACCAGTCAATCTCATCTCTTACAGTCTCAAGTGTTGACTTCCAATCAGGGCCAAGTATGTCACGATAAGAACCAGTCATGTTTCTCAACTTCTTCTCGACTGCCTCTTGGTGCGCATTCTCGTCAAGCTCTTCCATCTTTGGCCATGCCCAATCGACTTTTGCGATGAATGTTTCAGGTCTTTGGGATATCAAACCTTTCTTGTTAGCCCATATTGACCAACGATACAAGCACCAGTCGCAAATGTTCTCTAAGAACTTCTATGCTTCCTCAAATGCACGTTCAGAATAAAGTTGGTTTGCTCTGAAGTCAGCTCCTGTTGGCATGAATGTCGCAAACTCACGTGACAGGCCAAATGGTGCGGCAGACTTTGTAGCAAGCCAATTGATGAAGTCAGGCATGTTCTGGTTTGGATGCTTGGTGTCAAGCAACTCCATCTTGTAGTTCTCTGGCATGACTTGGTAAATGCAACCAGCAGCATTGACTCTATCTAATGCCATTGTCTAGACATTGCTGTTTATCTCTGCACCTACTGCTGCATCAATCTCTTCATCAGACATGCTGTCAAAATCAGTTCCAGCATCAAATGCTGATGGCATAGCAACATCTTCATTTGACACACTTTGGCTTTGCAGAACCTAAGCTAACGTCTAAGAGTTCTTCTTTGCAGCAGCTAGCTCAAATCCACATAAGTCCTCAAGGTCAAGTATTGTAGCCAATGAAGCAGCCATAGGTGAAACACCTCTGCCTTGCGAAACTCTAAACACGTTTCTTGGCATCATCCAGAATGAATCAAACATTGATGCATCGGGGTCACGTCTCAAGAAGTATGACTTTGAAGGGTCAAATACGTCAGCACCTCTTTGGCTGCGGCTTACGATAGCACCAATGAAACGGCCATTGCCATTGTAGACACGTCCAAGTGACTGCTTAGCATAACGTCCATAATGGCTTGCCAAAGCTTCAGCAGTAGTGTCACCAATCTCATCAGGCTCATATATCACCAACTTTCCAGAATCTTCAATTAGTCCATCATCAAACATCAGAACCATGTCACCACCAAGGATGTAGGTCTTCAATATGAGCTTCAAGACTGTGTTGAATGAAAGTCCATCAAAGAAGTCTGCGTCTCTAGTCCATTTAGAGAACTGCTATTTGATTCCTTCTGCATTGTCAAAGTCAAATATTGCCTTGCCGCCTTTAGTTCCGATTGCGTTCAAGTCAAACTGCTTCAATACTCCTGTGAACGTAGATGAGTTTCTTGCTGCATTTCTTGCAAGGTCTAGCATCATGCCACGACCATACACATTCAATATCTCATCTTCATTCCTATGCTCTGTCATTCCACGTTCACGTTGCCATACGTCAGTTCCACTGACTAGCTTGTAACGTGGACCAGCCATCATTGCTTTTATGCCTTTAGCAATCTTGCTTGTGACCTGAAGCTTCTGCTTGTTGCTTAGGTCATTCCATTGTGGAGATTTCTTCTTTCCAAATCCAAACATATTCTCGCCTCTTACATGTCATATACAACATGGACGTTCTTCCATAATGAAGAACTGTTGCCTGTAAGCATTGCTCTAAGCTTCTTGAGTTCACTTGTCAATGCTGATATCGCTTCAGTAATTTTTGATATGTCAAGACGTGTATATGACTTTGAGCCACCACCACTTGACATTGTTGCAGACGCATATCCAGTCTTAGCAATTTCGGCACGGCAACGCTTAAGCTCCTCGATGTCTGCCTCAACCTCTGACATTCTCATGAGGATTTTTCTTTTCTGTACGGTCGTCATAGTTCTAAGTATACTTACATCAAACAAACTTAATCCATGAATATTCGCTAAACACCTAGTCAGGTTTTCCAAGTGTCTCATCAATTGCTTCAATGACTCCAGACCATTGTCCAACGTAGTCATGGCCTGAAAATGCAACTTTTGGCTTGATGAACTTCTTGCATGTCTCTATGTCATGCTTGCATGCATCGTAAGAATGGCAAGCATCAATGTACACTAAGTCAATTGTTCCTTCAAGCATAGCGAAGCTCTAAGACTGTATAAAAGTGTCTATATTTCCTTTATGCTTTACTACATTTGCAACATGTCTTGTTTGCTCTGCTCTAGAATCAAATGCAGCTTCTGCTTTAGCCATGTCAGAACTTGATGCTATGTCACTTTCATCATATCCATTCTTCCACGGGTCTATGCAGACTATAGTGTCTACACAACCACTTTGGACAAATATTTCCATTGATTCACCTTGGTACGAGCCAATCTCTACCATCACTATCTTTCTGCCAGCTCTATCAGCAGTCTGCTAGGCAATGTCTGCTAGTCCATCAGCAGAATATCGCATCTTGACTATCTCGTTCATATTACTTTTATCCTTTGCTTCTTATGGATTCTCTATTTCTGTTGTTCCAACTAAGGTGTTGCTCCAAGTTGCCCTGAAAGACCTTGGCTTGCAGCCACAGCATAGCTCATGCTCATGCAGTCCAAGAAGTCATGTGGTTCTTTAGTTGTCCAACTGTAGATGTCTCTGCCAGCTTTGTGTTGGACAAACCTAAGCTTCTCGTTGCAGACCTATATTGCAAAGTCTCTATGTTCTTCCACATCGCCAAAATACAATGTGCATGAGCCAACAGCACCAATAGGACAAAGCAATGCTTTCTAAGCTGCTTCCTTGTAGAAGTCTGCATCAAAGAAGACATACTTCTTGCCAGCACCACTTTTGACATGCTCCTATGCATCACCGCAAAGGACTGTTCTGCCAATTGCATCCCTAAGTCTAGAACGCACAAACGGATTGAAGATGTTTGCAGCACGACCAGCAAATGCACATGCTGGAATGCCAACAGTTCTCATTGCTACTTTAGCGAAACCACATACTGCGTCAAAGTTTCTGCCTCCAGCGTCTATAGCAAGTCCATCAATCTTTATGTTCAAGCTTTTAATCTGCGAACAAACCTAAGTCAACATGCCATGGACTGCTGCGTTGTATGCAGCGTCAGGCAGCTTCTGGTCAATGTTGATTGGGAATGTCTCATGCCAAATGACTGTTGCAGTAGTGTCTGGCTTGAAAGCAACCAATGCGGCAGTTGCAGCATAGCTTGTGTTAAGGTCGATTGCGCCAGCAACAAACAGATAGCCGTCTGGAACTTCGCATTCTCGATGTTCGGATATCTTAGTCAAGACTTTGTTAGGTGAAATGTCGATTGAATATGTGTTCTTGACTGGTGACATCTGATATTCAGACTAGAAAGCAGCATTGCCAATGACATGCTGAATCTCCAACAACTTTTGGATTGCTGATATGTGCCCATCCTTCAATGAATATCTGTATGGATTGAACACTTCTGCACCTTCATCCATCTATGCTTGGTGCTGCTTGTAGAATTCTAGACTTTCGCTATGGTCTGTTCCTGTTATTGATTCAGCGTCAAACAACTTGAAGTATTGCTGCCAAAGTCCATCCTTCTGCTTGTACTCTTTAGGAAACTTCTCAATAGCCTTGAAGATTGTTGTCTTCCAGTTTATGTCATTCTTGAACTTCTCTACCAAGTCTTCTGGCTAGATTGGCGTAGCAGTCTGTAGGATTGACAACCGTTCTTTGCCACCTAAGTTCATCACATCTTTGCGTATCAAAGACATCAGCTTCTCTACTTGCTCTGGACTTTCTGCAATCTCTGTAGTCTGCAAGTCATCAAGCAAAACACATGTAGGACGCATCTTGCCATGCTTCATTCCTCTTAGTCCGCCTGAGATTCCTCTTACTGTGACAATAGAACCAGATGACGGCAGTTCATTTCCAGCATCATCACGCAGACGTGCAAGGACTATGTTGCCGGCATTCTTCTAGATTTCAGTCGATTGTCCTTTGTAGAGTTGTCTGCGGCGATATGAGCCTTTGCATATCTAGAATGGCAAGCAGACGTTAGGATAGTCCTAAGCGAATGGTGTGTCTGGTTCTGATATTGCACGCCAAATGTCTGTCAATATTCCACCAGCTGCTCTTGCGTTGTTTGAGATTATGACAACGAACTTCTGCAAGCCAGTTGCCAAAGCATGTAGCGTCACACATTCAATGTATGAGCTTTTTCCAGAGCCTCTTGACATGCAAATCAGGTAGTTGCTATGCGCAGACATTGCATCAGCCATCTGCTTTAGCACATCCTTGCCTTTAGGTGGTGGTGCATCATCAAGCAATAGACCAATGCAATATGTCTATACCCATTTCACGATTGACTTCTCAGCTTCATTCCTACGTTTCCAGTCTATCTCCTGAAACGCCTAATCAAACTATGCATCAATAGAAGCATGCGCATCTAGAAACCTATGCTGCTTTTCTAGGTTTGTCAGCACATGGTCTTCGTAGATTCGGTGTTGTCTTTTTTTACTCATTTTTGATTAACTTTTCAATAGTCTACAGTTAATAGGTTATAAAATTTTTATTCATCAC